CCCTTCAGCACTAGAGAGGGCATACGAGTGGTATACATCGGGACCCCGTCAGCGTCTCCAACCCGGTGGGGCAATCGTGCTCGTGATGACCCGTTGGTCCGTCAAGGATTTAACCGGACTCCTCCTTCGTTCCCAAAAGGAAGCGAAGGCGGACCAATGGGACGTGATCGAATTCCCTGCCATCTTGCCGAGCAAGAAAAGTCTGTGGCCACAATATTGGAAAGTGGATGAACTGGAAAAACAAAAAGCAACGTTGCCTGTATCGAAATGGAATGCGCAATGGATGCAGAACCCCACCGCCGAGGAAGGGGCCATCATCAAGAGAGAGTGGTGGCAGAAGTGGAGCGGGAAGGTTCCTAAACTCCACCATGTCATACAAAGTTATGACACGGCATTTTTGAAAAAAGAAACGGCTGATTTTTCAGCCATCACCACCTGGGGTGTTTTCTACCCGGACCAAGACTCAAAGACCACCGCGCTTATCTTAGTCGATGCAGAGAAAGGACGCTGGGAATTCCCAGAATTAAGGCGTAAAGCTTTAGCCTTATATAAATTTTGGTCGCCTGAATCAGTTGTGGTTGAAGCAAAAGCTTCAGGCCTCCCCTTAACGCATGAACTCAGACAAATGGGAATTCCTGTTTTAAACTTTACACCGAGCCGTGGAAATGATAAACATGCAAGAGTAAACGCTGTGGCACCTTTGTTTGAAAGTAAATTGATCTGGGCGCCCGACGATAAGTTTGCACAGGAGGTCATCGAGGAATGCGCGGCATTTCCTTATGGTGACAATGACGATTTGGTTGACTCCATGACCCAAGCGGTCATGCGGTTTCGCCAAGGCGGCCTGCTTACTCATCCAGAAGATTATAAGGATGAGCCTATTTATCATAAAAAATATGAGTATTACTAATGTCAATATGGAAAGTAGCAGCACTAGAACTTGCAAAGATTGCACAGAAGGCAGATAACGTTGCCGACTTTATTAAACGGGGTGGAAAGTTTGTTCGCGATCACATTGGATATAAAAATCCTGGGTCACAGCGACTGACGAAAGAGATCTTGTTTGAGATGGGGGACAGGATTGATCGCTTAAAGATTTTGGGCCAAGAACTTACTAATGCGGATTATTTTTTCCGTCGTCTTCCTGATCCAGAAATTTTGAAAATGTTTAAAACTCGACCACCATTAAGAGTTGTAGAGACACCAGAAGATCTCATGAAAGGGGTCCAAAAAGAAGTGGGGTCTTTATCGAATTATGATGATGTTGCAGAGGCTTGGGCTTATAAAAACCGCCATCATATTAATTTGGACCATGAGAAATACCTCGAAAACGAAAATAAATTTATTAATACAATATTAGAGAAGGTGCATCTATTATCCAATGCCCAGTTTGAAAACTTACTTCAGCGTGTAAAAGTACTTAAACGCACTGGCAATAGTATGTCATCTACTGCCAAAGGTGATGAGCTCATTGACAATCCTGCTTTACATGATCTAGCAGTAAAAAATAGAGAGGCACGTTTAAGCTTTCATCCTAATGATGAGATTCATTCTATTAACAAGTTTATTGAAAATGTGGTTAATGATCCAGAAAGTTTTTACAAACTTTCCCCTCTTCTTGATCAACCCTTTGGTATTCCATCCGATTCATGGCTCGCCTTTCATAAGGGAGCAAAAGGAACAAAAGTTCCTGGGGAAGGTGACTGGGGGAAAGGACCAGGAAGATTTAGTGCAGCAGAAGAAATAGTGACGGAGGGAGGAAATCCTTTCATAGCCGAGGAAGGAATTAAAGGTCTCCAGAAAGAATTAGGAACCGAGATACGGTTACCCCATAGAAAAACTGGAATTGAAACTCTTGAACAAAAACAGGACAAGGCATTAAAGGACTTAATGGAAACAAAACCAAAAATGAATGGTGACTTTGCCCATGGTGGCGGCGTCGGAACTTTATTTGAGGAGAGAATATAATGGCTACATATTCAGAGTTATATGACCAATTAAAAAGCCCCGAGTTTAAAACTGCTTACGATAAAATTGCATCGAAGTCTGGATCAAGTATCTATGATCTTTTTGGTTATGGGGACCCACCTCCTTCTGACCCTCAACCTCCTGGGGTTGATATGGGAGGACCGGAAGGATATAGCACCTTACAAGAGGATCCATTAAGTGGGGGAGTTTATACAAAGAATGTTCTAAGAGACATGACGGATAATGAGCTTTATAGGGCTGCACTAGAAAAAGGTATCAACCCTCAAGGTGATGAAATTACAGTGGGTCCTCTAACCGGAACAGTTGGATATGATTATGATAAACTAAGAGGTATAAATAAAATTGCAGTGGGTCCTGAAACCGGAGAGGCATGGGACTGGAGAGATGACCCTGAAGAAACTCTTGTAGGTACACCGACGGGCGCCTCTTATCCTTCTCGTTTTGGTTTCCCGGGTCTAATAAAGATGGGTTATAATCTTTTGAGTATGAATCCATACACAAAAGCACTAAATTTTTTCAGGACGAAACAAGATGAACCTTACACTACTATTGAATGGTCTGCGCCGGAAGTTGCCGAGGTCATAACGGGTGATGGTTCGCAAGGGGATGGTAGCGAAAAGAAGAAACGAACAGCATTAACAAATCAACAGATAGAAGCTCTAAGGAAAACAGAAAAAGAAAAAGGACAATCTGCGCCAACAGGTACAGAGGGCAGAAATCCTTGGGGTAGAATGGATTCTGCCCAAGGTGGCCTCATGTCCTTAGCCCATGGTGGAAGGCCCGGTTTTCAAGATGGGACGCCATCACTTGGTGATTGGCTGAGTACGCCGTTTCTCTCTGAGGGGGAGAGTACGTTTGATAAAATGAAAAAGGCTGGATCAGATCTCATAAAAGCTAAAAACTTAGGGCAGTATCAAGATATATCTTCATCTTACACGCAACCAGTTACATATGAAGATAGTCCTGTCTTTCAGGCAGGTTTAGAAAACTGGGATGCTACCGGCCTAGGTTCACTATCTTCTAAGATAATTAATAAAATTGTTCCATCGACGCTGGCAATGGCTTCTCCTTTTGACAGTGGATTTCTTAAAGGTGGACTGAATGTTCCACCAAAAGAAGATGTTATTGCAGAATATTCACAATGGAACGAACCTGAAATGGCCCAAGCTTTAGGAGAACAAGCGTGGGCGAACGCTTTTGGTCATGAAGTAAGTCATTTAGGATGGCAATATAAACCAGACAGAGAGGAATGGGAAACAGAAAGCCGAGCGCCGGGCATTGGGAAAGATAAGGGAGAAGAACAATGGAATTATATGCATGATTTAATGTATGGACCACGATATGATGAAGAAACTTTCGGAAGACCTGGTGAAGATTATTTAACAACTAAAGGACTTATTAATAAAGGAGATTTAAGTTATACACCAGAAGCTTTTGATCTAATTGCCAAATCGAGATTAATTCCTGAACATAAAAGAGCCATTGGCTTTGGCATTAATCCTTTTGAAGATACCTCGAGGGGTTACTATCGGTCACCTTATCAGAAATCTATAGCGAAGTATGGAACGCAAGAAGGCCCACCAGGTACAAAGGGTGGTTCGACGACAAAAACTAATCTAGCCAATTTTGCTGCTCAAGCAAAAGCTTTAGAAAAAGCGAAAGACCCAAGAGGTGGAGGAGCGCAAGCTGGGGGTATTGGATCAACAGGTCATGGACGTGGTGGTCATCATTTTTCTTCAGGCGGAAGGCCCGGTTTTAAAGAAGGCACTGGCTTTAGTAGAGCTATGGAGATTGCACAAGACAAATTAAAAACTCGTGCGCTAGAAATCCTTCCATGGAGTGTGGGGATCCCTTTTAATGAATTATCAACAAAACACCAACAAGAAGTAATAGATTCTTTTTCACCAGGAGAATTACTGGGTAAAGCCCAAGGCGGCACCGTACAGCGCTATTTCGGTACAGGCGGTATTGCCAATTTGCAAAATCATGCCCTATAATAAATTTCAAGTCATAGAAAATATAAAGCATTATCTTCGTGATCAGCCCATCAAAGACCGACCAGGGTTTAAACCGGGTGGTATCGTAGAACCGGGGGTTACGCATTATGCGACAAAAACTTCAGGTACAGGCACAGGAATATCAGCAATTGATGACCCTACAGTTATAAAAAAAGCTGAAGATATTTTAACAAACCTAGTTGAAAGGAAAGATGGATATAACGTGTTAGATTGGAAGGGAGGTACAACTGGTAAATATAATGAAGAAGATTTACACAAGCTTTTAAATAAAAAAGGCTTCCCTATTAAAAATAGAGACACTTTAAATGAGATTATTAATAAGATCGCCAATAAAAACGGTTGGTTGAATGCAATTACGTATAAAACTACCCTGATAGTGAAGGAGTTCATGAATCAGTATGCTCGACATGGTCAGTTCACGGGGGAGGAAAAAGTTGCAGATAGTTTAATAAAATTTAGAAGTAAAGACCCTAATCATATTTATGAAACAATTAACAAGCTTTTTAAAAAATGGAAAGATGGAAAAATCAAAATTCCAGGGTATGTTGTTGACGAACTACCTGACGAAGTTAAACAAGCTCTTGATGATTGGTCTCCAGGGCTAAAGAGTATAAGATCTATTGATAAAACAAAGCAATTAAAATTTTTAGATAATTTAAATAATAAGAATCCTTCTTTAACATATGAGGAAGTTAAGGCTCTGTTTGAAAAACAATTTCCAGATGCCCGACCAAAAGCTTTTCAACATCGAATTGATCAACTTTACCAATTAAAAGTGGAGGGAAAAATTCCTTCAGGTACAAAAACAACATTAACGCATGACGTTAGTAAAGGGGACCGTTCTAATTGGCTAAAAGACGGCAAAACTAGAAACAAGGCTGGTAACTACAATAAAATTTTAATCGCTGCGGATCAATTGGACGCACAGGGTAATAGTAAATTAGCCACCCGATTTAGAAATGCTGCAATTAAGTATTTTAGCCCCAATACAGGAATTCTTTCTAAAATGGGAGGAGAGGCAGAACACTTGTGGACTAGGACGTATGGTGAGTTAGGACAATTAAAAATTGATAGCTTGGTACAAGGCGACTTAAATACTTTTAAGCAGCTCAATTTTAATGATCCTATTGAGAGACTAATCAAGGAATACCCAAATGCTTCTAAAGCACGCAAATTAGAAATTAAAAGCCTTATTAAGAATCGTCAGAGTTTTTTGAATGAGCTAACGGGAGGAATGACCAGAGGTATTGAATTTAAGTTTGACGAGAAAAAAATCACACCTAAAAATTTAACAAAACCTATTGATCTATTAACCCAGGAAGAATTAGCAAAATTAGGACCTCGAGGTGAAGCGTATAGAAAAGAATTAATACGGGTTGGAAAAGACTGGGGGCTCATAGACGAGGCAACAGGAAGAATTAGACCAAAAAAAATATTAGACGATGAGATTGCTAAGTTTATAAAACAAAATCCCGCTTTAGCTAAACAAGCGGCGATAGCCTTATCAAACGGCGCTCCTATTGAGAAAATTATGCAAACATCAGCAATGAAAAAAGCTTTACCTTTCCTTAAAGGAGAGGGTTATTTTGTTTTAGCGGAGGTATTGAATAATTGGAGTAAAGGTCAGTCATTCTACAAGGGTTTGGGTAAAGCAATTGAAGCGAGTACATGGAATCTTATTGATTTTGATACAGATGAAAAAGCAGTGCTAAACCATGCTATTGAAAAAGGTCTTCCTGAGAATGAGATCAAAGCGATGATGGATTGGCTCAACGTTAAAAAAGAAGAAAAGAGATTAACATCACTTAAAAAGAGATTAGCATTTAGTGAAAGATATGGATATGCTGAACAGGGCTCTGCGTTTGAGATTAGTGATGAGTTAAAATCTCAAATTAAAGATAGCGAACAAAATGTAGAAAAATTATATAATGAGTATTTTGCAGGTAAAAATCGTGATCCGGATATGGGTTTACTGACCCTACAAAATATGATGGAAAGTTTAACTGCTGAAGAATGGAACAAGACAGCTGGCACTTTGGGTCTTGATAGAGGATATCGAGAAATGATTGGAGCTAAAGGAGATGAAGGTGTAATTTGGGGCCCACTTATTGGAACAGGTTGGAGGGAACTTGGTGAAGCTTTCGGTGGAGAAGAAACAGATTCTTTTAAAGAATACACACCCCAAGAGTTAATGATAGAACATCCTGTGTACGGGTATAAGGAACAAATTAAAAGCATGGAAGAAGGAGGAAAAGATTTCTATGGTGTAGAGCGCGCACCCGCTTCTCCCATGGAAGATATAAGAACACATTTTAGCTATGCACTCCAACCATATGCAGGCGGAGGAATCACAACTCTTGATCCACTTAAACCATGGGCTCTTCCTCCTGAAGCAGGACCAGATCCTTATGGACAAAAGAGAAAAGAAGGTATAGTATCATTAACTTAAAATAGGCATATTATGGCTGAGATAGATAAAGCACTTCCCAATGTACGACAATCTGTAACGATTCCTCCTGAAGAGGAAACGATAGAGGTGACTGAAGAAAAGATTCAAGAACAAATGGATCCCGGTGTCGATGTTATTGAGGAAGAAGATGGCAGTGTAACGGTTGACTTTGAACCAGGAAAAGTTGCCCCACAAGACAGTGGTGAACATTTTGGAAACTTAGCAGAACTGTTACCCGACGACGTCCTTGGTCCTTTGGCCTCGAAGCTTGTCGAATTCTACAAGGAAGACAATGAATCGCGGGCCGATTGGATTAATACTTATCGCACAGGACTTGGACTCTTAGGC